ACTTGCGTAAACACGCCAATCGGTGCCATGGTAGTACCAGTAATGACGCCGCCGAGCACCGGTGTGTTAACGTTGTTATCGATAAGTGTGAGGTTCTGACCGGGGTGTGCGAGCAAGAGATTGTTACCAGACCCGCTCACGTCGTAGAATGCATCGAATTGCCACAAATTGTTAGAGTTCGCTGTGAACCCGGAGAGGGTCATGTCGGTGATTCCGGACCCAATTCCCGAGTTATTGATAGGAAGCAACTGCAGACCGCCGGAGTAACCGCTGAACACATTATTAAAATTCTGCTGTGGATTCAGGTAAATGCCACGGGATGGTCCTGCCAAGTCGTTGACGATCTCGCGGAATCCGCCCATTTTACGAGGACGGCCGCGCTGGAAGCGAACCCAACGGCCGGAATTGTAGAACTGCTTGTCGAACACCGTACCATCACGCTGGACGCCGGGTTTAGTGTCGAGGGCGAAGACCTTTTTGGTCATGTGAACGTACCCCCAGCAATGCCCGTAGAAAATGTGCCGGATCCAGTCACGCTTACTCCGGTAGCGGTCACGCCCACACGTTTGGTTCCAAGCACCGAAATACCAAGCTCACCCGCTCCGGGGCGGTACAGTCCAGTCCCGGTTTCAGCCGCGAAGTTCAGGGATGGCGTACCAACGGTGCCATCCAAGAGGCTCACCGTAGATGCACCAGCTTGTGTGGTATTGGCGTTGAGGAAGTTAACACCGTCGCAGATCAGTGTGGCTTGTTGCCCCGGGGGAATCGTAGCTGTGAATCCAAGACCCGTAGTAACAGTAAGGCTGAACCCGTTATCGGTCGTTTGATTCGAGATTACGTACAAGTTCACGACGGCTGGAAACGTTACCGTCACATTGCTAATCAAAGAACCAACGTATTCTTGAATGTTGTTAGCCGCTTCATTGTTAGTAAGGAGCACCGAGCCGCCGGTCACACTCTTCGTAAGTGCCGTAAAAGTGAACTGGGAACTAACGCCGTAGCCGACGGTCACATAGGCCGTCCCCGTGCACACAATGAACGCGGACTCGGTCGGATTAAACGTTTTGGTACTATTGCCGTCGATAAGCTCCGCGCCGGTGCAGGAGACGATAAAAGATCCAGTACCGTTGTTCTTGAAGAGTGTGAACCAGTTATTGCCCAGCGTCGCGGCGGCAGGAAGCGTTGCGGTGCCGGAGCCACTTGACCACACACGGGTTTGCGCACGATCGGTAGCGGCAAATGTCGTCCCAGTAGTGATTGCGGCACTTGGATGGCTCTGGTTTAACGTTGCACCGCTGGCGACCAGACCGTAACCCGCGAGCGTCGCGGCATCGGCCGAAGACGTTCCAGTGCCAAAAGCGATCACACCCCAAGAGCCTTGAGCGGTTGGGTTAGCGGTGATGTAAATGTACTTGGATTCGCCCGCCGCCACTGACACGATGGTGTTGGTGCCTTCATAATCTTTGACGGTGAAAGTGTTCGCACCAATATTCCGGATGAGAGCGTCATTACCCACCGAGGTCTGGTTCGCTGGCGGCATGAACAGGTTTAGACCGGCAGTGCTTGCCGTCACTTGCATGATCCGAGCCGCGTAGTCAGCGTTTGTAGTGCTGTTCGATGGCCAATTCAGCTGGGTGTTCGCCGTCAGCGTAACGGCGCGGAAGCTCACATCTGTCGGCTGGATGACATCGCCGGTGAAAGGGCTGACGTAGCTCATGCATCCACCGCAATTGCTTGACGGTCGGCAATACGGAGTTTATCCTCCTCGGCCAACGTGCCCATGATGGCGTCGTACTGCGACTGCCACATTGGGATACGCTCGTCGTTCTTCAGAAACGGCATCGCTTGCAAGAGCGAGCCGTAGAGTAATGCCTGTGGAGCGTAGATAGTGAACCAGTTGGTCTGGTTACTTGAATCCAGCGGCTGGACCCGCTCGTAATATAGCACCTCGAACGCGTAGGCGGCGGCGGGTGTGGGAGCCACGAGCCAATTCGTGTAGTCGTAGTCCGCGTAATACTCGGGGATTCCAGTGGCTGTAGGGTCCGGCGAATAATTACGGAGATACTCGTACTTACGCAGAAGCACTGGCCGACGCTCACCCGCTACTGTAATATTCATCGATACCGTCTTGTGCCACCGAGAGGGCTTCGCAATCACCGCCGTACCAATCACCATGCTACTGGTGTTAACGGTCAGATTACCGAGGAATTTGATTCGGGACGCTATCACCTGCTCGGCGAGCATGATGAAGAGAGGGATCTTGTCGAGTGTAGCGGTGTCAGTACGGTTAAGATATGACTGGATATTTTCAACAAGAGAGTCGTAGGTCATCACCGACGCGGCAGTCATAGAAGTCCTTCACACGAATGGCTACGTTGGGCAAAATTATACCACGCCTTTGGCATTTGGTCAATCCAGCAATGCACACTCAGAAGTGCGTCTCTTGAGAAGTCCCGGCAACACCTTGCCGCCACCACGAGTCCACAGCATCAACTGCTCTTTTGCACCCTCCCAGTCCCCAGCGTTCACCTTTCGCTTAAGTGTGGAGGTCTGAAGTCGCCCGACACCGAGGTTGTAGCAAAAGTCTACTATCGCGTTGCACTTTCGGACGTCCGTAATCAGCCCCGGACAATTCCGGAGGACCCCGGGAAGGTAGGTGTGCTCAAGCTCGATCATTAATAGCTCCCGTGCCGTAGGTTCGTCCATCGGAGGATCCTCGAGGGTCACCTTTCGCTTGTCGGCGTAGTAGGTGCTCCCGTATCCAATAGTGGCTACGTTAGCCGGGCAGAGGTAGGGCTTGGCCCGATACCCCTCGTACCGGCGGCAGAGTTCAGCGGCGAGTTCGAGGTTCATATGCCACGTTGCTTCAGAGTGCGGTCGAGGAACCAGTAGTTAATGGTGCCGGACAGCAGAGCGGAGAAGTCGGGGGTCATCATCGTCTTGAACACTTCGATCGCGGGTGCACCAGCGAGCCAAGCATTGTAAGCGAACCATACATGAATAAAAGACCAGACGAACAGCACCCAGTAGGTCACTAGGGGTCGGACGGAAGCCGAAAGCCCTGCTACCCATCCACCAGCCGCTTTGACCATCTCGGCTTGCTGAATGATAGCATTGTTAAATGCATCCATCACCCCGACGTCCACTGCCGCTTCACGCTGTGCACCAATCTCCGCAAGCTTTTGCTGGCCCCGGAGCTGTTCCAGCTCGCACTGGCGGGCGAACATATTCAACTCGTGCATCCGCTCGTTCTTTTTGTCGAAGAACTTCAGCACCTCGGGGGCCAAGCGGAACACGCCGCCGAATATAGAGCCTAAAATACCACCACTTAAGATATCTAACATGATTACTCCTTACAAGGTTTAGATTTATCGTCGTTCTGCATGAGTTTGATACCACTCAGGAACCCAATCATACCGCCGATAAGAGTAGAAAAAGCGGGTGAAATCATCTTGAAGATCTCGGCGTTGTCCACTTCCTTCGCCCACAGACCAAGCATAAAGCTGATTACCATGGCCAATACGGAGATGCACAGGGTGGTGCTTACCATAAGTGTGACGTACAGCGTCAGCTTGTCCCGGGTGTCCGGAGTGGGTTTCTTTACTGGTCTGGGTATGGGTCTCTTGGTCATACATATATATCCAGCTTACGGTTGGTAAAAATCTCGAGATTGAGCTTATTACGCTCGGCTTTCTTCACGTACAGCTCGAATTCGAGGTCGTCTATCTTGTCTTTCACCTTGCGCATTTTCAACGCTTGCGCATACTCTTCCTGCAAACGTTCCATTCTGCGCTCCAGCGCGTCTGTCTTCGTCGGATCGCCTCCGGGCTGAACCATTGGGTACCACTTGTGAATGGGCGGAATCATTTCTTTTCACGCTCAAGTGCATCTTTGTATCCATGAATGACTTTCGTCCTGAGTTCTGCAGAGTCCGCTGTGCCAGCCCACTCGGACAAATTGTTCCAGATGACCGCTAAATCTTGGCTTCTGCAAAACCGCACATTGTTCGTCAGCCACATCGACATTTGCTGATGTCGCTCCGACGGGTTGTGGATTGTCCAAGCGATCGACCAGAACTCGCGCACATGGCACCCTTGCTTGGACGACGCTCCTGCGATGACTAACGACAAGAGTAGGATTAGCCAGCGCATCCATGCCTGTGCCTACAGATTGAGTAGCTTTTTAACGAACTCCGCCGCTACGCCGGGACCAAAGAGCACCGCCGCGAGGAGTATGTACAACAGATACTCCATGGTGCGCATCCGCTCTTTACCCCGATCGAGCTTGTCTTCGATCGAGCGATAGCGTTCAGCACACACCGCTTCGTGGACGGCGAGCTTAGTCTCCACTGGTTCCATCTTCGACCTTAGGAGTTTCAACTTCGGGAGGTTTTGCGGCGTCCTGAATTGCTTGGATCAGTTGGTACACCTCTTGGTAGGGGCGTGCACCCAAGTAACCGAGAAGTTGGTTTGCTGTTTCAATTGGTAGTTGCAGTTTCATCTGTAGTTCCTTGCGAAATTTGTTGTGTTTCTTCGGGTGTCGTTTCAGGTGTTGTTTCGGCTGGTGGTGTCCAGTTAACGCCATCGTATTGCCATCCAATACCAACAACTTGATTATTGATATACTCAGGGTAAGTAATCCACCCCATTTGCGCAGCAAAGTCAGACTCTGCCTCAACAATGTTAACGACCAAATTGTTTTCAATTACAGCGTATTTCATTTTTACCTCTTACCAAGACATAATGCGCATTAAACCTCTAGCACCTGCACCGCCAGCGCCACTCAAATTACTATCAGTAGAGCCACCACCACCGCCACCGCCACCGCCAGCCGTACCGCCAGCACCTCCAGCACCAGCCGCACCACCGCCAGAGCCAGCCGAGCCACCACCTCCACCACCTTGACCAGACCCATTTGGACTTGTACCTCCAGCACCACCAGCGCCAGAACCAGTAGCGGCCGCACCGCCACCGCCAAGAGCAACGTCATAGCCTTGAGAGCCTCCAGCACCTGCGGCTCTGGTTTGTGCGGAACTGCTTAGGCTACCGCCTCCACCACCGCCAGCACCGCCATAAATGGAACTGCCGCCATAGCAAACAGTAGCACCGTCACTTGAACCACCGCCAGCGCCACCACCCCATTCAGCAGAACCACCTCTGTTTATATTAACGCCACCAGCACCACCTCCACCTGTGTTAAATGGATTTGTACCACCGCCAAAAAAATTAGCCGCAGATGGAGTGCCGCCAGTAGAAGACGTGGCATTGCCGCCTGTACCGCCTACACCTCCGCTACCGCCACCACCTCCACCAGATGTTTGATTTTGATTCCCACCTCTACCAGCACCACCGCCATAAGCATAAGCGTAAGTGCCAAAAGATGTTGCGCCTCCAGCACCTCCATTATTTCCGCTTGTTCCTGTAGTAACGCCTGCACCACCGCCACCACCTGTTCCAACAGTCACAGTAACAGTAGAAGTTAAATCAGAAGCTAAAAATAATACTGATGCACACGCACCACCACCACCGCCACTACCGCCATTTCTAATTGCATCATTAGCGCCTCTACAACCACTACCACCGCCACCGCCAGCGCCCCATAACTCTACTTGAACAAAAGTTACGCCAGCAGGTTTTGTCCATGTGCCAGATGATGTAAATTCTTGACTGTTAGCAGTTGAACCGCTTGCTGCTGCAATTGTTTGGTTAGGCCAGCTACCAGTAATTGTGATGTTAGTTCCTTGAACAAGCGCAGGAGATGCTGTACCTGTACCACCATTTGCGACAGGAAGTGTTCCAGTTACGCCTGTGGTTAAAGGTAATCCTGTAGCGTTAGTTAAAGTTACTGATGTAGGAGTCCCTAAAATTGGCGTTACCAAAGTTGGTGAAGTCGCAAATACAGCAGAGCCTGTTCCTGTTTCGTCTGTTAAGGCAGAACGTAGATTAGCTGAACTAGGAGTCGCTAGAAAGGTTGCTACACCTGTTCCTAGACCTGATACACCTGTAGCGATAGGAAGACCTGTAGCGTTTGTTAAAGTACCACTAGCTGGTGTACCTAAAACTGGTGTAGTCAATACTGGTGAAGTCAGCGTCTTGTTTGTCAGGGTTTCAGTACCTGTCAACGTAGCAAAGCCACCAGCCGTAAAAGCTGCGCTTGTCCATGTTGAGCCTGTCCACACAAACAAATTGCTAGTCGATGTATTCCAATACAAAGCACCTGTGAGCAAAGCGTTACCATCGTTGTCTAAAGTAGGTGCAGAACTCTTAGAACCTAAATATCTGTCATCAAAGGCATCGTAAGTGTTAGCAGCATCAGTAGCACTAGCAGCAGCGTTTGTTGCGCTTGTAGAGGCATTACCTGCGCTTGTAGAAGCATTAGATGCGCTAGTTGACGCATTGGATGCAGAAGTCGCAGCAGCAGCAGCACTCGTAGCAGCAGAAGTTGCACTACCTAAGATGCCATCAACATAAGTCTTAGTGGTAGCGTCTTGGGCATTGGTAGGGTCACCCAATCCAGTAATCTTAGACGTACCCATTGCAATAGCACCACTCATCGTGCCACCAGTAGTAGATAACTTACCACTCAGAGAGGTATCAACTTCAGTCTTTGTGTAAGCATCTGTAATACCGAAACCAGAAATAGTCGTAGGATTCGTACCTGCTGTGATACGTCCATAAGCATCAGCCGTAACGGACTTGTATGTGCCAGCAGTAACAGCAGTTGTAGCCAAATCGATATTGTCCGAATTGACAACAATACGGCTAGAAGACGCTGTGCCAACATCTAGTGTGTTACCTGTCTTTGTAAGACCTGCGCCAGCGATAACCTGACCTGCGCCTGAGAATTGAGCAAAGGTAATTGATGTACTACCCAAAGTACCGCTTGTGGGAATAGTACAAATAAATCCGTTATTAGCATTTACTGTACCGCCTTCAACAAAGGTGTAAGCAGCTACCAACTCAGCATATGTATCAGCGTCTGTTGTTCTAGTCCATGAACCAGAAGCACACAAGTAGATACCATTGTTAGCAGTTGTAGTTTGGTCTTTAACCAATACTCGGTCACCTGCAATAACAGAAACTCCGTCTATGGTCTGTGCGCCAGATAACGTAAGGTTTGCAGTAGAAGCAGCAACCACCGAGGCTTTGGCATCAATACCCTGTGCAATAGCATCTACATAAGACTTTGTTACTGCATCAGCATCAGCCGTAGGAGTACCAAGACCTGTAATCTTGTTTGTACCCATAGCGATAGCACCAGACATAGTGCCACCAGCAAGATTAAGTTTTAAGTTATCTGCTGTATCGACATAACCTTTTGTAGCAGCATCAGATGCGTTAACAGGTGTAGCCAATCCTGTGATTGTTCCTACTGTCCCAGAACTCATATCCAATGTGCCATCAATAGTGACATTATTGAATGTAGAAGTTCCAGAAGCAGCAGTTACGTTACCTGTAACATTGCCTGTCAGGTTACCTGTGACATTGCCAGTTACAGCACCTGTGTGCGTACCAGTAGTGTTACCAGTTACAGCACCAGTTAAACCGCCCACAAAGCCTGTGGAGGCTGTTACTGTAGTTCCTGTGATAGCTTGTGGAGATGAGCCACCAATCACCGCACCATTGATAGTTCCACCAGTAATAGTGGCAGACGATGATGTGAGTGGGCCTGACAGACCAGCCGTAGCCGTTAAAGTGCCTGTCAGAGTGGATGTGCCAGTAACAGCTAAGTTACCACCAACAGTTACATTGTCGCCAGCAGAACCATCTTGAAAGTTCTTTAACTGAGCCATCAATGTACGAATAGCATTGTTGACCAATGATGGGGCCATGCCCTCCGCTAAGTTAATACTGTTAATGTCAGTATTGTTATTTGCGGTACTGCTGTATTCTGAAATCTTTGTCTTTGCCATGTTAGTCCTTAGTTGGAGTTACCCACACCATTTATGTCAATTCGATATGGTTGTTGTGCTTGGTACAACAAATTGAACATTGTTGGATAGTCTATATCTGGCATCCTGTTTTGTACATCAAGCAAACCTTTAGCTACACGACCTGCACCATAAGCAGCTTCACCCATCAATCGAGGAGATGAAGTAGCCAATGATGCCCCTGCAAGTGGCAATCCACCAACACCTTGTGCTAAAAATGCAGTAGGAATTGAAGTTGCTCGTTGTAGTCCTCTTGGAGTCCATTCGGAAAGTGCCTGACCTGCCAATGCTGGCATCATTTGCTTACCACCAACTTTTTCAAGTTCTTTAGCAAGATTTAAACGCTGACCATAATTAGTATTAACATTGTTACGCATCAAAGACTGCAACTTACGCATTGCTGTATCTGCTGATGCTTTATTACCCATAGACAAAGCCTTTTCAATTTCACGAATCGTATCTGTTGCATCAGAATACGCTTTCATTGTTTTTGCATATGTTGGGGCTTGTTTAACAATTTCAGATTTAATTCCGTTATAAACTTGATTAACTGAACCTAAAGCAGTCTTTTGCTCATAAGGAATTTTCTCAAGAATATCGCCAATTTGCTGTTTTAAAGCATCCAAACCTTCTGGCGTATGAAACTCAGCAGGGTCTAGTTTTTTCCAAGCATTAACTTTTGCTTGCGCTTCTGATAATCTTTCAAAAGCAACTTCATTCTTAACTTGACCTTTAAATGAAATATCATCTAAGGCTTGTTTAACAGCATCATCTACGCCTTTTAAAGAAAGAACAGTTGCATCACCTTTGATATTTTTCATTCCTTCGTTATAAATACGCCTTCTTTCAGTTGCCATTTTTGCCAAGTTTTGTTTAGCAGCATCAAGCACTTCCAATTGTGGAACTTCACCACGCAAATTAGCCTTAAACAAGTCAGAAGTTTCACCGCCAGTTTTACCAGCTTGGTAAGCCTGACCAATTGCCTCTGAACCTACACCAGTTTGCAATCCAAGACCAGCTTTAGTAGCACCACCCAAAACATCAAGTGTTTTTCCAGTAGCACGAGCAGTTAACATCAATGGGTCAACAGCACGAGCAGCAGTAGCTAGTGCAGGTGCAGCCCTAGTAGGCAACATAGCACCGCCTGTAAGCACAGTAGACAAGTCAGCCATAACTCCAGCAGGGTCAGTTGCCAATGCTCGTTTAGCACCTTCTACGCTACCATAACGTTGAACATAGTGTTGACCAACTTTAGAAGCTAAGTCACGGCTTGCTTTGTCTTCACCTACAGCTTGTACGAGTCTCTCGGGTAATGCGTTTTGCAAGATGCCAGCACCAAGGTCTAAAACAGCCTTGGTTGTTTGAATAGGGCTTGATACGGCTTCGTAAATATCACCAAGCATTGAGCCAACAGAACTAGGGAAGTTCTTGACAGCACTAACTGCTACATCAGCAGCAGACATTTGTGGTTGAGAAGAAGCCATAGGCTTTTCGGTAGGCTTTTGACCTGCACGAATTCTCTCAACCATTGCCTTTAATTCTGGTGCATCTGGTGCAACATCATCAGGAATATCTGGAATCGTAATTCCGTCTTTTGTAGTAATGGAATATGGCATATTAGTAGTTCACATTAACATTTCTACTCGTATCACCAAATAAAGGTGCTACACCCTGA